TATCTAATGTAGTACCATTTGGATAACCGTTTAATGTACCAACAATAGACAACCTTACTGGTGCAGTATCACTCACCGGTTTTGATGAGAAGAATACTCTAACTGAAGCTAAGTAAGCACCATTAGGGAAATTCGATTTATCAATAATAAATGTTTGTGCAACAGGATCATGTTTAGTATACCAATAGGCATTTTTTACATCTACTACTGTTTCAAATGTTACTACATCACGTTTCTTTGTTTGCAAGAAGGTATCTTTTGCGCCAGCTGGTGATGCACCGAAATCTATATTTTGTTTGTTAACTTGCAAACCGGATGCATAGAATGTACCTTCTGCAAATGTTGTTATAGTGGCTTCGTTTCCATTGAAACGATTGTCCATACGTAACACTCTAGTACCTGTGTGGAAAGTGTTTGCTGGTACAATAAAGATACCATAGAAACTTCCTTCTTCATCTGTTACAAATGGACCAATAGAATATAGGTCATTAACTGAACAAGATATTCCTGTAGCCAATGTCAATACTTTACTTGTTCCATTGTAACCGGTAATTACTGCTGATTGGCCTTGTCCGTTACCTGCATTAATGTACAATGTACTACCAACATAATCTGTGCTTGTTGAAGAAGCCAAACTTGACAATACTATTGTTGTTGAATTGGTAACAGCTTGCACTAAACCACCATTATGTTTTTGACTACTAAATGTTCCTGATGCGTTTGTGCTTTGATACACACCTTCAGCATTAAAGAAAGCATTTCGTATAGTTTGACCATTGTGATATGTTGTTGTTCTACCATCTCCTGATACATACAATCTTAGTGCATTAGAATCTGGATAATCATATATGCCAATAACAATACCTGTTGGATAAAATGTTCCTGATGTGTAGTAACCAACGATATCACCTGGTTGCCATGGTCCAACAGCATCAGTTATTTCAATCTCATTTGCTTTTTTGATGTAGTTATCAACACTAATTGTATCAAAGAAACTATAAATTGGTGTTTTGTATAACATCTCCTGAGCTCGCACAACAATATCTTGTTCTCTCATCCATGGTAAAATACTAATGTCATTGATGTAACCATTATTTAAAGAATATGTATTATCAATTTGACTATATGCACCAAGTATATCTGTTCCGGTTTGATTTGTTACGGTTTGATATGTTGATGTTGTTGTTGTTTGTGTAACATGTTCTAATGTTCTATTATCAATCCATCTAGTTTCCCAACTAGCAGATGTTGACGATTGTGAATCTAATGTTGTTACACCAGAAACTGATTGCCAATCACCTGAAACTAAAGTATTAATCTGATTGGAACTTTGCCAGATATGCAGGTTAGGATCAACAATCAATAATGATGGTGAATATGTTGTATCCACCCAAGTGTCAACGTTAGGTGATAGTGAAATCAAACCTTTCGCATTTGTTACTGAGAAAGGATTTAAATTTACGGTTCTACTTGCTAGTCTTTGTGCAATAATATTCGTATTAGTATATGGCAAAGAAAAATAATTTGTATAACCGTCAGAGGTTCTAGCAAAATTTAAAGCAGAAATAGCAGTGCTCGTTGGTCTACCCATGTTATAGGCTAGAGCTAAACTCTTTAATGGAAAATTCTTGACAGTTTGTTTTGCTGTCATCTGTTTAGTTCTGCGGTTAATATTCGCACTGAAATCTGCAATACCAGCATCAGCTGCTGCGTAGCCAGAAAAATCATCTACCATAATACCGTTTTTGAATCTGTTTAGTCCAAATGCATCCGATATTTGTAATGAGTTTGCGTTTTGTTCAAGTGCATTTAATGCAGTATAGTATTCAATTCTATTAATTCTTGTATCCAAACCAGCAATGTCCGACATTGTGTAACGGCGGTGTTGTAATGATTCGATTGATAAGTCTGACAATCCTGTTGGAATTTCTGTTGGTACATATCCAGTATATGGTCTGTGTACCAGGTTGGCCAACACCAATGCACCCTCAGGTTCATTTGGTAACAAAGGATTTATTGAAGGAGAACCTTCAATTATTTGTATTGCTTTATCTTTTGTTATGATTAATTTGTCCTTACGACCAAGGTAGTAAGAGTAATCACAAATAAATGTTGATAGATTTGCTGGTAACAATGAACCGGCTCTTGGTGATCCCGGATTAGAATAACGGAAAACAAATTGTGTCTGTGCATTTAGTCTTGATGGTCTAAAATCAATACAATCTCTCAAAGAATATACTGCACCGTATTTACTAACGTATGATGGTATTTGATTATAGTCTTCTGGCGAACTTGAGTTGTCAATGTATGACATTTTACTAAAGTAACCATCACCACCACTGTGTTTGTAGTAGTCAACAATAACAAGAAGATTTCCTGTTGGCTTAATTGCACCTGGTCTCAATGATACTGATGCATGGTCATAGTAATTATCTTTTTGGCCATTATCAAATGTGTAACGGCTGGTAACATCATATGAACTGTTAGTTAACATTGCAAGTGTCGGTACTATATCAGTTTTTGTATCTATAATCTTTACGAGTTGTTTAACATCAGACAAATATAATGATTGTTTAACACCGTTTGAAAGAACACCTGATGCTTTAATGTAAATGTGACCAGTTGAACTTGCTGAATCATCAACAAAAGTATTTGTTGCAACTTGTGTAACATATCCTGATGCATTACTAGTAACTGTGCCTGTGTTTCCTGTAACTAAATTTTTGATTCTTAAGATGTGGCTGGTATTTGTACCATCAACAACAAAAACTTTTGCAATGATTGTTGCGGTGAAGGCCGATAAATCGGATGTTGGTGTAGTAAATGTTGCAACTGAACCATCATTATTTAAAGAAACAGCTCTACCATTAAATGTCCATGGAATAACTTGACCATTAGTTATGGTACTATTTGATTGTCTGTCTGTAACAATAACTGTATAACATTGTTCTACAACATCAGTTGAGAGTGTTGTGCCTTCGTTACCCAAATGTTTAATAACACCCGCATAACTACTTGTGTAATCTAATGAGGCTGATAATGTGGATCCAGAAACGTTAAAGTTTACGCCTTTAATTTCTTGATATGTTGTATATGATGGTGATGATATACTTTCAACATATGGATTGCCGATTGGATAAATCATTTCGGCTATATTTGGATTAAAAAATTCTGTATCTCCTGCTGGTAAATTACCTGATTTTCCAGAATTGTCAATCTTTGCACTTGCATATTTAACTTTTGGATATGCACCATCACTATTCGTAAACACCATAGACTCAATATCTGGTGTATCAAAATTCAAAACATACACAGAAGTATTATCCGGTACAACACTCCAAGATTGGTTTACTGTTGCGGCTCTTGTTGTACCATTGTAATTGGAAATGGTTCTTGTTTCACCAGCGTTTGTGCCTTTGATAATTGAAATATCTACACCAACATAAGCATTATCAACTGTGGTTGATTGGCCGAGAGCGGTCAATGTGACCATGGTTGAGTTTGCCGATATTACATTTGCTGAAATTGATTTATTTACAAGGTCAAATACGTGTGCTTTGTAAATATATGTAGACGGATCATTGTTTGTTGGACTACTTTCAAATTGAAGTCCACGGATATAGGCGGTTGCAACCAATGTTGAATTGTAAGTTGTTGCATTTGCAGTATTGATATCTGTGTTAGCAACACAATGGAAGTCCACTGTGTTTGCTGTTGTTACAGGAAAAGTTTGTGTGCCTGAACCAGCAATATTACTTACTAAGAAATAACTGCCATAATCTATAAAAGATGGTTCATTATTTTGTGAAGCTGTTGTTCTTGCACGATTTGAAATCAGGTTAATTGGTGATGGATTCTCAACACGATAACCGTGAACATATGCCAACCCTTTACTAACACTCATTGTGTATTTGTCTTCATCAGCCGCATAAGATTTTGGTGTTAATTTAAAATCTTGAATTATATAATCACCATTAGTTTCATAGTCACGCTTGGCAAAGTAATCATCAATGGTTGCATAGACTGAACCATCAACCATTCGATACACACTACCTTCTTCTATACGGACCAATTCAATGAACAATGCATCGTCACCAAAATATAATGGTCTTGATGATAGTTGTAAACTAATTACATAACGGTCTGCACCTGGAGCCTGATAGTTGGATGCACCAACGGCCGGATCTAATAGTGAATTATCATTTGCATAATCAAAAATTGTTTCAGTAATTTCTAAACCAACTCGCTTTGATGGAAGATTACCGTATTTGTCCAAGATAACTGTTTGTGGGCTTACTTGAACGAAGTTACCTAGTACATAAAAAACACCTTGTGAAATGGATGCAATTGATGCGGATCCAACTGATTCACTTGGCATAGCTTGACAAGTTAGATTTGAATTTGCGTCATAGATAATATCATTGTCTGCAAATTGTGTACCAGTTTTATAAGAAACAATCAGTGTGGCTGGATCACCTTCACCAGATGTGCCTGTTGCTACCGCAGTTGTTATAACTCTAGCAACAACAGTTCCAGTAGCATTTCTAATTAATTTATCCTGGAATTGTTCAACATCAATAGTAATACCTTCAAAGGCATCTTGAATCTTAACATACTTTACATCAAAATTGCTTGTAACCTGGCCACCTGTAACAGGAGAATTTTGTTTAAAAATGTTGTCCGCAAAACTGGTGATTTGGTTTTGTAATATTGTTTGTGCTTGTGTTAATTCTCTTGCTTGTACAGCAACACCAGGTTTAAACAATATGCGATGGAAGTTTTTTGTTCCATCGAAATCGTCATAGTATGGATCAACGTTAAAATTTAAAGCCATTTTTTTCCCTTAGAAACCTAATACGAATCTGAATTGTTCTATGCCATCAGTACTTCTTTGAACACCGGACCTATTCTGTACATAAATCATATAACCAGAATGAACTGCAAAATTTGGAGTACTGTATGACAATAATGTTCTTGTTGTCTTTGAATCTTGCCCAAATATTGGACTGTTATTTGCTGGAGTGCCTGTTGTATTTATCAGCTTAATCAGGTTGGAACCACCGTCAAAACTCAAAACGTTTGCGTAAAATGATGGATTGGCCAAAGTACCTTGATATACAAACTCATCAGCTATATAACCCGCATCTGAACCTGGAGCCACGACAATGTTTGTTGTTGTACTGTAGATAATACCATTGGCTGGGTTTGGATTGAATTGTTTTGTGGTTGGATTCACCAAGATACCAACTTGGTGATAGTCAATATCTGTTGGTACAAAACCATTTTCATCACCATCAAACTCAGCGGTTAACATAACATGTTCACAACCTAATTCAGAAATAGGATCGAACCCGTGGCCACCAATTGGTGATGTTGCCCATGTAACGTTGGCGTTACTACCTATTGTGGAAGTCACCGCAATATTGGCATAGGTATAGTTGCTACCTGGATTTACCACAATAATATCTCTAACTGAACCACCATCCACTAATGATTCCACGTTTGCGGATGCGCTCGCACCTGTGCCGTCACCTGTGATAGTAACATACACAACCGCATTGACCGTGTCGTATCCTGACCCACCATTTATGACGTTGATAACATCTATACTGCCCGCACCTGCACTGGTAACTAATGGATTAGGAGTGTTTGAACCCACCTGCACAGGCATCCATTCTTTGTCCATGAATTTTAGTTTTAGACCAGTGTCGATGGTGTACATAAATTTCCATTTGTAACCATCGTCACCTTGGAAGATTCTGTTAGCTGAGTATGTACCAGGTTCAAAGTATGGTTCTCTTGTTGATGCACCAGCGTTGTTGTTCCACAAACACTTGAAGACTTGGTCGTATTTGTTTTTGACGTAGAATGTTTTGGTTATAAAACCGTTTGCATCTTTGACCAACATATCAACATCGTCACGGAAATAATCATACACTGTACCTGTAGTCCAATTTATTCGTTGAATGACTGGTGAAATATCACTGGTCTTAATTTGTTTTGCAACAAAGATGTTCTTTTGAATTTGTTTCATTGACTTTAAGTCACCTGTTGGTGTAACAGGATTATTATTGTCTGCCCATGGAGTTGGCTTGGCCAGAAAACAATAGTAAGAATGAATTGGTATTGTAATTGCAGGTGGTACTACTGCAACTGGTGCATAATACAACAGGTCTATCTGAGAAACCTTTGATGCGCTTGTGAGTATGTTTTTATTTGCCATGATTTATTTATTATGCCTTTGTAATAGCTACAAAAGTATTTTGTGTCGTTCCGTCAATACTCATGTATCTTGCCAAAATGGTTGTTGTTGCCGGTATTGTATATGTTGTTGTATTAATTGTTGAATTTAATGCAGAAACTCCGTGTGTAAACACTTGACTTGTTGCAGCAGTATTTGTAATCCATGCAACAACTTCTTTACCTGTTAACAAATTAGATAGTGTAACTACCAATCCAGCGGCAGTCTGAGCACGAACCAATGATTGTGTTGTCATATCAATTGTGATTGCAGTCTGAACACCAGCTAAAACTGTCGGTGTATAAACGAAACCGTTTTTTGGTTCAATTGATCCGGTGGTAATCAGGCTACCAGCAAGTGTGCCACTTGCATTTGCTAATGCATTGTTTGCTTTGGTGAAGGCACCATTAGCGAATGATGCACCAGAATTGGCTGTTACAAAGGCACCGTTAGCAAAACTAGCAGCTGCATTGGTTGTTTCAAAAGCACCGTTAGCAAAAGAGGCTGCTGAGTTGGCTACTAAGAAAGCACCATTAGCAAATGATGCTGTAGTATTTTGTGATGTATAGGATGCATTGGCTGTTATAAACGCACCGTTGGCAAATAATGCACCAGAAGTTGCTGTAGTTGATGCTGCATTAGCAGTTTCAAAAGAACCATTAGCAAAACTGGCAGCTGCATTAGCAGTTACAAATGCACCGTTAGCAAATGATGCTGTAGTATTTTGTGATGTATAGGATGCATTAGCAGTTACAAAAGCTGCATTAGCAAATGATGCTGTAGTATTTTGTGAATCATAGGATGCGTTGGCTGTTACAAAAGCCGCATTGGCAAATGATGCACCAGAATTAGCCGACACAAATGCACCATTAGCGAATGACGCACCACTATTAGCAGTTATAAAAGCCGCATTAGCAAATAATGAATTTGAGTTTGCCTTATCATAAGAAGCATTTGATGTAACAAAAGCCCCGTTTGCAAACGATGCGGCACTATTAGCCTGTGCATAACCAGAGTTGGATCTTGTGAAGGCCGCATTAGCAAACGATGCAGTTGTATTTTGTGATTCATAAGATGCATTAGCAGTTATAAATGCACCATTAGCGAACGTTGCGGTAGTATTCTGTGCAACATAAGAAGCATTGGCTGTAATGAATGATGCATTGGCAAATAATGCGCCAGAATTGGCTGAAAGAAATGCACCGTTGGCAAAATTGCCAGCAGAATTTGCAACGCTTGATGGTGTATTTGCCTGTAAGAAAGCCGCTTGTGCATATGCATCAGACAATCCAAAAATTTGTTCTAACGTGTATGAATTAGTGCTGTTTGCTTCTAAGTTCACACCAACAAAAATTGTATTGGCTCTGTTAGTTGTTGTACTACCCTGTGTTAATTGCGAAATTTTTACTGTTGACATTGTTTACCCCAATAGGATTGTTTTTCCATCTTCTGTTATTAATGTATCACCACTTTCTGTGATGAGGTCTGGTATATATGGTACTCCAGCTGAACCATATAATTCAATTTGACTTGATGATACGGTACTGTTTGCAATGAAGGTTCTTTTCACAGCCATATAAGAATTTGTCGTTGAGGTTAAATTGGCTGACAAATATATTTTTTTGTTTATATAATCAACTGTATTAACTACCTTACTTGAATTATTATCAACAAGAACAACGTCACCACGATAAACAATATCTCTTATTGGATACTCTGGATCACTATAGTTTCCATTGTTCATCAAGTCATACAGACCAGTTAGAGATGTAATATTTAGTACGTTTGAACCAGAGTTACCTGTTAC